AAAGCAGAATCCGGCAGAGGAAAACACATTCCGACAGCTTCGTTTGAACCAATGGGTGAAGCAGGCGGTACGCTGGATGCCTATGGATAAATGGGATAAATGCGATTTTGCCGTTGACGAACAGCAACTCGAAGGTCGTGTATGTAACGGCGGTCTTGATTTATCTTCAACAACGGATATTACAGCATTCGTTCTCGTTTTCCCACCGGAAAGAGACGGCGAGAAATACATCGTGCTGCCTTATTTCTGGATACCGGAGGAGAACATTCAGCTGCGAGTAAACAGAGATCACGTCCCATATGACGTATGGGAGCGGCAAGGCTTTTTATACACCACAGAGGGAAACGTCGTTCACTACGGCTATATCGAAAAGTTTATAGAACAGCTCGGTGAGCGTTTCAATATAAAGGAAATCGCATTCGACCGCTGGGGAGCTGTGCAGATGGTGCAGAACCTTGAGGGCATGGGATTTACCGTTGTGCCTTTCGGTCAGGGTTTCAAGGATATGTCACCGCCTACAAAGGAATTGATGAAGCTCGTGCTTGAACAGAGCATCGCGCATGGCGGCCATCCCGTTCTGCGGTGGATGATGGACAACATATACATCAAGACCGATCCGGCAGGAAATATCAAGCCGGATAAGGAAAAGTCAACCGAGAAGATTGACGGGGCGGTTGCTACGATAATGGCACTCGACAGAGCGATACGCAACGGCGCGGGCGGTGGTTCGAGTGTGTATGATGAAAGGGGGATAGTGATGATATGAGCTTTTTTACAAGGATTTTTCAGCGTTCCCGTGACAAGCCGAAAGACGCAACGGCAGGTTCCGGGTACGCATTTTATTTCGGCGGCACAACGTCGGGCAAATACGTGTCCGAGCGTTCTGCTATGCAGATGACAGCGGTGTATTCCTGCGTGCGTGTATTATCCGAAGCAATCGCAGGACTGCCGCTGCATTTATATAAATACACAGACTCGGGAGGTAAGGAAAAGGCAATAGACCATCCGCTGTACCATATCCTCCATGACGAGCCAAACCCCGAGATGAGTTCATTTGTGTTCCGTGAAACGCTGATGACTCATCTTTTGTTATGGGGAAATGCCTACGCACAGATAATCCGTAACGGCAAGGGGGAGGTTATAGCACTCTATCCTCTCATGCCAAACAAAATGACAGTCGACAGGGACGAAAACGGCAGGCTGTATTATACATACCAGCGGTCAAGCGTTGAGGCAAAGGAAATAAAGCAATCCGGCGTGCGGCTCTCTCCGTATGAGGTGCTGCATATTCCGGGGCTCGGCTTTGACGGTCTTGTCGGATACTCACCTATCGCAATGGCAAAGAACGCAATAGGTATGGCGATTGCCTGTGAGGAGTACGGTGCGAGGTTCTTTGCAAACGGAGCAGCACCGGGCGGTGTTTTAGAGCATCCGGGTGTATTAAAGAACCCAGAGAAGATAAGGGAAAGCTGGCAGAATGCATACGGCGGAAGTACCAACTCGCACAAGATTGCAGTACTTGAGGAGGGAATGAAATACACTCCGATAGGCATATCTCCCGAGCAAGCACAGTTTTTAGAAACACGGAAGTTTCAGATAAACGAGATAGCGAGGATATTCCGTGTACCGCCGCATATGCTTGCAGACCTTGAGAAATCATCGTTTTCAAACATCGAACAGCAGAGCCTTGAGTTTGTAAAATACACTTTAGATCCGTGGGTTATACGCTGGGAGCAGTCGATATACCGCAGTCTGTTTTCAGAAAGCGAAAAGAGAATGTATTTTGTCAAGTTCAACCTTGAGGGACTGCTGCGTGGTGACTATGCAAGCCGTATGTCGGGATATGCTACAGCAAGGCAGAACGGCTGGATGAGTGCAAACGACATAAGAGAGCTGGAAAACATGGACTTGATACCGACAGAGGACGGCGGCGATTTATACCTTATAAACGGCAACATGATTCCGATGGCGGTTAAGAATTGATTTTTTTAAGGGAGAGAACCACACCTTTTCGGGAAAAGCTGAGTTTCTCTCCCTTAACAACCCTCTCTCCTTGTAAAAGCACGATAGGGTTTATACATTTATATCGTGACTTTTGCAGGAGGGGCGTGGGGAACATTACTTTTGGTCACAAAAGTAGGGTTCCCCACAAAGAAAACAGAAGGAGAGTGATAAATTTGAAAGTAAAGAAATTCTGGAACTGGAAAGAACCGGGTGAAAACGATACATCACGTGTTCTTTCCGTAAACGGAGCAATTGCAGAGGAAAGCTGGTTTGACGATGATGTCACACCAAAGGCTTTCCGGCAGGAGCTTTTCTCCGGTGAGGGGGATATAACGCTCTGGATAAACTCACCGGGCGGAGATGTTGTAGCAGCGGCGCAAATTTACAATATGCTCATGGAGTACAAGGGTAACATCACCGTCAAAATTGACGGCATCGCTGCAAGTGCGGCATCCGTTATCGCTATGGCTGGTACGGAGGTGTTGATGTCACCTGTATCAATGCTCATGATACACAATCCGCTCACGGTCGCAATAGGTGATACCGAGGAGATGCAGAAAGCAATCGATATGCTGTCGGAGGTCAAGGAGAGTATCATCAACGCTTATGAGCGCAAGACGGGACAGTCGAGGGCGAAGCTTTCACACCTTATGGATGCCGAAACGTGGATGAACGCAGGAAAAGCGATAGAACTTGGATTCTGCGACTGTATGCTGTACGGTGATGATGAAACGCAGAACGGCGGCGCATCTCTGAACGGATTTGCATTCAGCAGACGTGCAGTCACAAATTCTCTGACGGATAAACTCAGGGTAAGGCTCGTTCCTAAAGAAACGGAGCAGCATAAGTGTACAAATATTGCCGATTTAGAGAAACGGCTTTATTTAATAAAATAAACAATAACCCCCCATCTTGACTTTCGCAGGAGTGGGGAGTTTGAGGGGCGAACCCTACCTTTGGTCACAAAGGTAGGGTTCGCCCCTCAAGGAAAGAAAAGGAGGTCGATACAATGAACAAAATTCTGGAACTCATAGAAAAGAGAGCAAAGGCATGGGAGGATGCCAAGAAATTCCTCGATGAAAAGAGAAAGCCCGACGGCACAATCTCGGCAGAGGACGAGGCTGTGTACGACAAGATGGAAGCGGAAATAGTCGCACTCGGCAGGGAGATAGACCGCATGGAGCGTCAGGACGCTATCGACAGAGAGCTTGCTGCGGCAACAAGCACACCTATCGTCACAAAGCCCGAAAAGACAGACGATACAAGAACCGGCAGAGCATCGGACGCTTACAAAAAGGCGTTCTGGCAGCAGATACGCAATCAGAACAGCTACGAGATAAGAAACGCTCTGCAGGAGGGCGCAGACACAGAGGGCGGCTACCTCGTTCCCGATGAGTTTGAGCATACACTCGTTGAAGCACTCACGGATGGCAATATAATCCGCTCACTCGCACACGTTTTCACAACGTCGTCAGGAACTCACAAGATACCCGTTGTCGCATCAAAGGGTACGGCATCATGGGTGGACGAGGAAGGCGCAATCCCTGAGAGCGATGACGTATTCGGTCAGCAGAATATCGGGGCGCACAAGGTCGCAACGCTCATCAAGGTGTCGGAAGAGCTTCTCAACGACTCCGCTTTCAACCTTGAGCAGTATTTTACTGCTGAATACACACGCAGAATCGGCAGCAAAGAGGAGGAAACATTCCTTTCCGGTGACGGTGTGGGCAAGCCTACGGGAATACTCAACACGGCAGAGGTCGGTGTTAATGCTTCAACGGTTGGAGGAATAACGGCAGACGAGCTGATAGACCTTTTCTACTCGCTGAACTCCTCTTACCGTCAGAACGCCGTATGGATACTCAACGACGCTACGATGAAGATTGTCAGAAAGCTGAAAGACTCCAACGGTCAGTATCTCTGGCAGCCTACACTTCACGAGGGCGGCTACGACACAATCCTCGGCAAAAAGCTCTACACCTCGCCCTATATGCCCGAAGCAGCGTCCGGAGCAAGAACAATCATATTCGGCGATTTGTCGTATTACTGGATAGGCGACAGACAGGGCATCAATTTCAAGAGACTCAACGAGCGTTATGCAGACACCGGTCAGATAGGCTTCCTCGCATCAAAGCGTGTAGATGCAAAGCTGATACTTCCCGAAGCGGTGAAGGTACTCCAGCAGAAGCGCACAACGAGCGGCTCATAACGGATAAAGGAAGGACGGCGGTATAATGGTCAATCTTTTAGACAAGGTCAAGAAAAACCTCATTCTCGAAAACAATGAGGATGATACACTTGTTGCAAGGTGTATAAATGCCGCCGTCTCATATGCGGAGGATTATCAGCACCTCGAACAAGGCTACTATAAAACACATGATATGCTCATGACAACCGAGCAGGCAATTATTATGCTTGCCTGCCATTTTTACGAATCACGTGACGGCTCGACAGGGGGCTTTTTTGCAGATAATACACAGGCGGCACAGCAGGTGTGGGAAACCGTAAACAACCTCCTGCGCCTTAACAGAGAGTGGGTGTTCTGATATGAGCTTCGGCAAGATGAACACTAAGATAAGTATTGTTGAAACGACAAGTGCAAAGGACAGTCAGGGGTTCAGAACTCCGCAGACGACTGTCCTTGCAACTGTCCGTGCATACAGAGAGGGGCGGCACGGCTCGGAACGCTGGGCAAACCTCTCCACGTTTTCGGAGGCTACAGACCTTTTCCGTTTCCGGGTTATACCGCACCTTGAGGTAACTACAAAGCACAAGCTCGTCTGCGGTGATGATACATTCGACATCATATCCGCAGAGAACATAAAGGGGAGGAAT